ATCATACGGCGACTACAGTTGCTGGAGAGTTGCAATGAGAAACTACAAGCAAGAGTACAAATCTTACCACAAGAAACCGCTTCAAAAGAAACGACGCGCCCAACGAAACGCAGCTCGTAGTCTTATGATTAAAAAGCGTGGGGCCAAGGCTGTTTCAGGTAAAGATATAGGACACAAGAACCGCAATAAATCTGGAAACCTCAGCAACAAAGTTTCCAACCTTAGTATTCAGTCTAAGAAGAAAAACAGATCTAACAATCAATAATGCCAGAACTAACGTTTCCCAAATCGCCGCGCAAAGCGACACACATTCGCTTGACCGTGGGTAAATACAAAAAAGCTATTGTTACTTTAAAAGACCGAGATACTTTACAAGGTGTCTCCGGCATTTATCAGCATGGCTTTCTAGAAGCTAAACGTATCTTTAAACCTATAGACGAACCGCATTACTGGAACGGATATTCTTATCTCGATGACAATGGAAAACCTAATGAAATCCCACGGCTCACAGAAGTATGAGTCTAATGTAACAAAGCTAAAAACTAACAACCAAGAATCTCAATCGCCTTACGGCATCGCACTCTCAAAGGGGTCGATGCCTTCTCTATGCAAAGCTGTGCAGAAATGGTTTGAGTCTGGAGAACTAGCCGCAGGATATAACAAAGATGTAGTTGGTCTTGTTAGTGAAATCCCCACCGAGGTTATTGCAGATTTAACCTGCAGAGTTGTCTTAGATTCTGTGTCTGTAGAACAACCGCTGACAGCTACAGCTATGCGGGTGGGTTCCTTCCTTGAAGAAGAGGCTCGTCTCAGGTCGATAAAAAAGACAGCTCCAGACAAGTGGAAAATCTTTGAAGACTTCCTCAGTCAGCGCGTAGGTTTCGACTACAAGAAATACTCCTCTCGTGCGCTGGCTGAACGCATGAACCTACACGCTAATTGGCAAGAGTGGTCTAACAAAGACAAGGTAAGAACTGGGATGGTGTTTGTTGATCTGTTTCAAAAGTCTACGGGTCTTGTAGAGCTAGGTACTATCATACGGCGACTGAAGCAAGTGCCGATACTAAAGCCTACAGCGCAGACAAAACGATGGATCGAGAAGTATAACGAACATCACAGTGAACTGACGCCTTTGTTTTTACCTGCCTCTAGCTCAGAAGGTTATCGCTCTTTTACTACCTGTTTGTTTAAAACACGGAACAAACAACACATGGAAGATATAAAGCAGCATAGCACTCCAATACCTATGGCAGCTTTAATGAAACTTCAGGGTACAGCTTGGAAAGTAAACTCTAAGGTTCTTGAGGTAGCTGAATACTTCTGGAAAAACCAATATCCTATAGCCGAGTTTCCTCCGTTTAAGGACGACATAGTTCCTGTAAAACCGCACGACATAGATACAAACAAAGATGCCAGGAGTAAGTGGAGAAAAGAGGCTGCGAAATTTTACAAAGAGGATCTAAAGCACAAGAGTAAACGGCTGTGCGTTTCTAAGACTTTATGGATAGCCAACAAGTACAAAAGCGAGGATGAGTTTTTCTTCCCACACCAGTTTGACTTCAGGGGCCGTGCATACGCTGTGCCTAACTTTCTGAACTACCAAGGCTCAGACCTAAGCAGAGGTCTACTGGAGTTTTCCAAAGGTAAACCTATGTCAGAGCGTGGGGTGTACTGGTTTATACGCTGTGGAAAAAACCTGTGGGGAGGGTCAGACACGGAATGTCCAGAGTCTTGGTTTAGAAACAACAAGGAGAATATTCATACGGCGGCTTCTGATCCTACAGCATTTTTGTGGTGGTCAGATGCGGAGAAACCTTGGCAGTTCTTAGCTTGGGTTTTTGAAGCGTCACTTTTGTTGCGACGAGAGCTTACAGAAAGCAGATTTCCTGTATCTGTAGATGCTTCCAGCAATGGACTACAAATCATGTCTATGCTTTTGAAGTACAAGGAAGGGGCGCGAGCTACTAACTGCATTTCAAACCTCAGTAAGCCGCCGTCAGACATCTACACAATGATTCTCAATCGAGTTGAGCTGCGCATCATGGATCATGTAAGACATTCCTTTTGGTTGCCAGCTAAGTTAGACCGGAAACTAATCAAGAGCATTATCATGGCTATACCATACGGCATCACTCGCTACAGAGCAGGAGACTTAATTCGTGAGTGGTATTGGGAAAAAGATTTAAAGATATTTAACGACGCAGACCTAAAGACAAACTGCGGTACTTTAGCTTCTCTTATTTTAGATACTTTCTATGAACTGTTCCCCGACTTCTTAGCAATTCAAAAGATTTTCTATAAAGTAGACAAACCGTTTAGCTGGACTAGCCCAAGCGGCTTCCCTGTGTATCAACACTACTACAAACAAAAACTAAAAAAGGTTAAGTCCTTACTTTTTGGAAAGGTCAGATCATTTAATTACTACGACCAAACAGAAAACTTAGATTGGACTAAGATAAAAAGAGCATTTATTCCTAACTTTATTCATAGCTTAGATGCTGCTGTAATGCACGTTGCGTTAGGACGATTTAAGCCTAATTCTGTAGCAGCTATACACGACTCATTTGCAACTCATGCTTGCAACGTAGACTACCTTTTACAGACCCTCCGAGACAGCAACGCTGATATGTTTGGATGCGATTCTAGTGTTTTTTGGAAAAAAATTTTTAACGAAAAAACACTGGAAAAACAGTGCTTAAACGAAATCATCGAGAACTTTTCTCGAATATCTGGTGATTTAGTTGTTGACGAGGTTCGACAGTCGCCTTATATGTACCGCTGACGCTTCGCTGCGTCCTAAGTTAAACAAAGACAACAAAGACAAACAAAGATTATGGCTAACAACAAAGTAACCCTAACGACACCTCTGGCAACTGCGGTTTACCCGAGGCTCAACGAACCCGACTACAAGTTTGACCCGTCTGGCACATTCAGTGTGACAGCGCGTGTCTCTGCTGAGGAGGGTCAGGGACTGACGGACGAGCTGGACAAGATGCTCGACCAACACCACCAAACACTCATCAAGGAGCGGCGTAAGCCTAACCTCAAGCGAGCTGATCTGACTGTGAAGCCAGCTTACGATGATGACGGCAACGAAACAGGTGAACTCGATTTTAAGTTCACCATGAAACACAACGTAACTACCCAAACTGGTAAGAGTTGGGTGCAGCGTCCTAAGCTGTACGACTCTCAGATGCAAGGCTTCAACGGGCCTGTGATTGGTGGCGGTAGTAAGATCGTTGTTAATTTCACACCTGCTCCGTACTACACGGCTGCGTTGGGTGCTGGCCTGAAGCTACGCCTCAATGCTGTGCAGATCGTGGAGCTGGAGGAGTACAAGAAGGCTGGTGACGTTGAGTCGCTGGGCTTTGCCAAGCACGACAATGGATTTGTCGCGACTGAAGAAAGCAAATCTTCCTCCAGCACCCCTCCTGCTGAGGAAGAGCCGAAACCTGAAGTAGCCACGGCAGCTCCCGCTGCATCATTCGAGGACGACGAACTCTAATCGAATGGCGGGTTTCCGGTCACAGTATGAGGCGTTTGTAGCTGCCCACCTCAATAACCACGGTTACAGCTTCTCGTACGAGCCGCAGAGAATACCCTTTGTACAGCCAGAGACAAAGAAAACCTACTGCCCTGACTTCTTGCTGTCAGACGAGGGATTCTTTATCGAAGCTAAGGGACTATTCTCTGCGGCAGACCGGAAAAAGCATTTGCTTATCAAGGAGCAACACCCTGACATAGATATTAGATTTCTGTTTCAGAATGCTAAGCTCCCTATACGACGAGGATCAAAGACAACCTGTGCCGATTGGGCTGAGAAGAACGGATTCCAATGGGCTAACAAGATACCACCACCTGAGTGGTTCTAACGACACTGACACAATGAACAACAACGACACTAACGACAGCACATTTCTAAGACATGAACCATGCGAACAATGCGGGTCGTCCGATGCACGGGCGGTCTATGATGACGGACACTCCTACTGCTACTCCTGTGAAGAATACAGGAAAGGTGAAGAGGGAGATACTGAGTACAACGAGCAAAGACATAGCAAAGTTTCTGCAGAATCCAAAACAAAAGGGTTCCTGTACGGAGCAACTAAGGAACTTCGTAATCGAAACATAAAAGAAGAGACCACACGCAAGTGGGGTTACATGGTAGGTCAGTACAAGAATCAGACCTGTCACATAGCTAACTTCTACGACGAGACAGGACAGGTAGTAGCTCAGAAGGTGCGCCTCCCTCAGAAGAACTTCCTAGCTTTGGGAGACTTCTCAAAGGCTGGACTCTACGGGTCACACCTGTGGGCCAGCGGTAAGAAGCTTGTTATCACCGAGGGTGAGATTGATGCGCTGAGTGTCAGTCAGATCCAAGATTACAAATGGCCTGTAGTGTCCGTACCTAACGGTGCTGCGGGTGCTAAGAAAGTTATCGCCTCTAACTTTGATTACCTCAGTCGCTTTGAGGAGATCATTTTTATGTTCGATAACGATGAGGCAGGACGCGAAGCTGCAAAGCAATGCGCTGCCGTTCTTCCCGTAGGTAAGGCTAAGATAGCCACACTACCTTTGAAGGATGCCAACGAGATGCTGGTAGCCAACAAGGGTCAGGAGGTAATCCAAGCAATCTGGAATGCCCCTGTGTTCAGACCTGACGGTATCGTAGATGGGCGTACCCTTTGGGATGAGGTTTCCAAGAAGTTGGTCAACGATTCTGTACCGTACCCTTGGAACGGGCTGAATGATCTGGCCCACGGCATTCGTAAGGGAGAGATCGTCACACTCTGCGCTGGCTCTGGTATAGGCAAGTCTGCCATCTGTAAGGAGATTGCTTTTGATCTGATTAAACGAGAGCTTAACATTGGTTACATAGCCTTGGAGGAGAACGTAAGGCGTACAGCCTTGTCGCTTATGGGTATGCACCTCAATAAGAACATACTCATCAATCCAGAAACAGTTGACGCGAACGAGAAGCGATCAGCTTTTGAGGCTACGGTAGGTTCAGGACATTGCTTTCTGTATGACCACTTTGGTTCTATGGACTGTGACAACCTCGTGAACCGTATCCGTTACATGGTAACTGGATGTAACTGTGAGTATATCTTCCTCGATCACCTCTCTATCGTTGTCTCCGGTTTGGAGAGTGGCGACGAGCGGCGTTACATTGACAATACCATGACCAAGCTTCGGTCACTGGTGGAAGAACTGAAGTGTGGTTTGATTCTGGTTAGCCACTTGCGCCGTCCTGACGGGCGTGGGCATGAAGAGGGTGGACTGACTAGCCTCAGCCAGCTCCGTGGCTCTGCGGGTATCGCTCAGCTTAGCGACATGGTGTTTGGCCTTGAGCGCAACCAGCAGGATGAGGAGGAGGCTGACGTTACACGCATCCGTGTCCTCAAGAACCGTTGGTCTGGTCAAACTGGTATCGCCACTGCACTGGAATATGAACACAGCACTGCTCGCCTCTCTGAGCAGGTTGTATTCGACACTGAGGAGTCCGATGTATGAGCACACTGGTATTCGACTTGGAGACTAACAACCTCTACCCAAAAGTTAGTCGCTTGCATTGCATGGCGATCACTGACCTTGAAAGTGGTGAGTCTTTCATCTTCAACAATGAGATGGACACCGAAGGTCTGCCAATTCAGGACGGATTGGAGATGCTAGAGCAAGCTACTATCATAATAGGGCACAACATAATCAACTATGACCTACCAGTTCTAAAAAAGCTGGAGAACTGGGAACCACCTGCCTCTGTGCAAATCAGAGACACTTTGGTTATGAGTAGGTTGATCTATGCTGATGTTCGGGACGAGGACTTCACTAAAAAGGCCAAGCATGGGGAGGCTTACGAGCTTCCAGCTAGATTGTACGGCAGTCACAGCCTAAAAGCTTGGGGCTATCGTATAGGAAAACGTAAGGGAGTATTTAAGGAGGAGAACAGCTTCGATAACTGGTGTCCTGAGATGGAGACATACTGCATTCAGGATACCCAAGTTACAGCAGAATTGTTCCGTAGTTTTAGTGCAAAAAATTATTCCGAGATTTCTATGGAGCTTGAACATGAGTTTGCCAAGATCATGACCGCTCAAGAAATTAGAGGGTTCTGTTTTGATGTTAGTGCTGCGAACAAACTTTACGGTGAGCTGTCCTGCGAAAAGTACACCTTGGACTCACAGCTTCAGGAGATTTTTCCTCCCAAGGAAATACAAATGAAGTCTACCTTTTGGAAAGCTGGTGAGCAGTTGTTTGAAACTAAGACAGCAGCAGTAGCAGCAGGTCACAAGGCTAAGGATGTAGAGAAGGGGCCGCATAAAATAAAACGAATCCCGTTTAACTCTACTAGCCGCGACCACATAGCTGAACGCTTGCAGATACTGGGATGGAAACCTACCGAGTTTACTGAGAATGGTAAGCCAAAGGTTGATGAGACTATTCTCAGCAAGCTAGAGTACCCTGAAGCTCATATGTTGAGTAAGATTCTGACACTTCAGAAGCGCATGGGTCAGCTCGCTGACGGCAAGCAAGGGTGGTTGAAGAGCGAGGCTAAAGGACGTCTGCATGGTCATGTTGTTACTAACGGTGCAGTCACTGGTCGGTGTACGCATCGCCATCCTAACATGGCGCAGGTTCCGAGGGACTCAGCCTACCGAAGACTGTTTAAAGCTACTGATGGTATGGTTCTTATTGGTTGTGATGCTAGTGGACTAGAGCTTCGATGCCTAGCTCACTACATGAATGATGATGACTACACTAAGAAGCTTCTCGAAGAGGACATCCACACTGTAAACCAACACGCTGCGGGTCTGCCTAATAGGGATAACGCTAAGACATTTATCTACGGCTTCTTGTATGGAGGTGGTGACGCCAAGATAGGAGAGATTATAGGTAAGGGTGCGCGTGAAGGTAAGGCCATTAAGGAGAAGTTCCTGAAATCTATTCCTAGCCTGAAGGTTTTGAAGGAAAAAATTTCGTCGGCTTTGTCCAAACGAAAATACCTTAAAGGGCTGGACGGAAGGGAACTCTCGATTAGGAGTGAACACTCCGCTCTTAACACTCTGCTGCAAAGTGCTGGTGCTGTGGTAATGAAGAAGGCTACAGTTATACTGTATAATAAGCTTGTAGCTATGGGACTAGCACCGAACGAAGACTTTTCGTTTGTAGCTCATGTGCATGACGAGTTTCAGATCGAGTGCTGGCCTGAGTTTGCCGACAAGATAAAGGAGATGGCGGAAGCTTCTATAGCTGAAGCGGGAGAGGCTTTTAATTTTAGATGCCCTCTCGATGGAGAAGCAAAGTCAGGAATGACATGGGCTGATACACACTAAAATTATGACTACCCCTGAAGAGATAAAAAAAGTAGATGAGTTTACCTGCAAAGCTTTCGGGATAAACCTTATAGACATACGCCGTAAGTGTAGGACTTACCCTTATGCTGATGCTAGGCAGATGATCTGGAAAGTTTTAAAAGAAACCTTTGGTTATAAAACCTGCGAGTTAGGGCGACTATATGAAAGAGATCATGGAGCTATAACACACGGCGTCAAAGCTATTACAGGTAAACTAACTTACGACATCAGACTGCAATCTAAATACAAATATATTAAGGAGGAACTTAAACGTGGATAAGACACTACTGATTGACGGAGACATTGTAGCTTACAAAGTAGCTGCTGCTTGTGAAGAAGCAGTAGATTGGGGCAATGACTTCTGGACTCTACACGCTGATGCAAAAGAAGGAAAAGCACAGGTAGATACTTACATAGAAGAGCTAAAAGAAATTCTTAATGTTAAGCACGCTCGTGTGTTTCTAAGTAGTAAGACTAACTTTAGGCATGAACTGTACCCTGACTACAAGGCTAACCGCAAAGCCATACGCAAGCCTATGATCTTGGGAACACTCAAGGAACACATGACTGTTAAGTGGGACGCTGAGATAGAAGACAATCTAGAAGCAGATGACTTGATTGGCATTGCTGCCACTGATCCTGACCTTGGCGGCTACCACAACATAGCTGTAAGTGTGGACAAGGATTTTAAATCCATTCCTTGTAGCCATTACAATCCAGACAAACCTGAAGACAATGTATTTACAGTTACGGTTGACGAAGCTGATCGCTACCACCTAATGCAGACACTGGTAGGAGATAGCACTGACAACTACAAAGGTTGTCCTAGCGTTGGCCCTGTGAAAGCTAACAAACTTCTAGACGAATCAGAAACTACAGCAGAAGCTTGGAGTAACATCCTTAAAGCATTCGACAAAGCTGGCCTGTCTAGTAAACACGCGCTTGTCCAAGCTAGGCTTGCTAAGATACTTAGACATGAGAACTACGACTACAAAACTAAAACCATCAAACACTGGGGGCCACCAAATGCCGAAAGCTAAAGTAATAGGACTAACAGCTCCCGCTGGATCTGGAAAAGATACTGTCTTCGATATTATAGACGAGCTTATGGACTCTAAAACTGTAGTTCGAGTAGCTTTCGGAGACGCTGTGAAAGAAGAAGTAGCAGAACAACACGGTGTATCTATAGAAGAAGTAGAAGAAAACAAGGAAGCTTTCCGCAACGCTCTTCAGCAGTGGGGTACAGAGCATCGACGTAAGAAAGACCCTAGATATTGGATCAAGCAGGTTGAGACTGAGGTTAAAATGCTTAGAGACAATGCTGATTTGGTAGTCATTACTGATGTAAGGTTCCTGAATGAAGCTGAATACATAAAGTCTTTGGGAGGTGACATCATAAAAATAATACCCAGCAGTTCTCATAAACTAATTAAAGAATACGAACACGCTTCAGAAACAGAGAGTAGCCACATTTCTCCAGATTGGCTACTGCCTAACAGCGGTTCACTTAGACAACTAGCCGAGAGTGTTGCGTTTCTACTACAAGACATGGAAGTGGAGGACTTTTCTAATGAGTGAACAATACCAAGACTTTCCACCTATTAACCAAGAACTAATCGACGCTTTAGAGGAAAGATTCCCCGATAAGATGCCAGATTTGACAGATTTAAATGTAATTTGTCATTTACAAGGACAAGTTTCAGTCGTAAGACTACTCAAGCACGTTCAAAAAGTGCAGTCCGAGAACATTTTATCAACAACCATTATCGAAAGCTAAATTATTATGTGTATTGGAGGAGGAGGAGGATCAACACCACCACCCGCAGCCCCAGCACCCCCACCGAGGGCGGCAGCACCTGTAACTATTTCTAGGCTAGGTAAACAGCCAGCTAGGAAAGGTGCAGAAACTCGTGGTCAGAGGCGGCGAGGCAGTAAACGCTCGTCTCTAGTTATCCCTAAATCTGGTGTGCAGTATTCTGGCAGCGGCAGCGGAGTAAACGTATGAAGATTGATTCAATCAGATCTTTCTACAGCAACTGTGAGGAAGACCGTAGAAACTTTCTAGACAGAGCTAGGGAAGCATCTGAATTGACGATTCCTTATCTTATCCCTCCCGATGGGCACAACGAATCAACAACGTACCCCACTCCGTTTCAAGGCATGGGCGCAAGAGGTGTTAACAATCTTTCAAGTAAGTTGCTTCTGGCTTTGCTCCCTCCTAACGCTCCTTTTTTCAGGCTTGTTGTGGATTACTATGCTATGTCTGCTGAAGGTGTGGATGTGGATGAAGTCAGGTCAGAGATTGAAAAGACTTTGGGTAAAGTTGAACGATCTGTTCAGGCCGAGTTCGAGTCTAGCAACATTTGTATAGCAGTCTTTGAAGCCCTAAAGCATTTGATTGTTTCAGGAAACTCTTTGATGTATGTGCCTGACGATGACAACATTCGTGTGTTTGGCTTAGACAGTTTCATTGCTAAGCGCGACCCAAGCGGTAACTTGTTAGCACTAGCTACAAAAGAAACTGTAACTCCTGACATATTTTCTGATGAAGTAAGGGAACTAATTGAAATGTCAGACGCCAACGTGCCTCAAGGTGTTGGCTATGGTAAAACAAAAGGTTTGGATCTATACACTTGCGTGTATCGTTACGAAAACAAGTGGCACGTTTTCCAAGAGTGTAACAACGTAGAGATTCCTAATAGTCGGGGTACTTATCCTTTAAATAAAAATCCATTCATTCCGCTACGCTTTACCCGTATTGATGGTGAGCATTATGGTCGTGGGTTTATTGAAGAATACCTTGGAGACCTTCGTAGCCTTGAGTCTCTTACTCAGGCTATTGTAGAGGGATCAGCGGCTTCAGCAAAGATGCTGTTCTTAGTTAATCCTAACGGAACTACTAGGCTTCGTACTTTAGCTCAGTCTGACAACGGAGCTATAGTACAGGGGAATGCTGACGATGTTTCCGTTCTTCAGGTACAGAAGTTTAATGATTTTCGTGTGGCATACGACACAATCAATATGTTGAAAGAGCGTTTAGGTTTTGCATTCCTAATGAACACCTCTGTTCAACGTAACGCAGAGCGTGTCACGGCAGAAGAGATTCGCTACATGGCACAGGAACTAGAGGATGTATTGGGTGGAGTATATTCTATCTTGGCTCAAGAGTTCCAGCTACCGCTGGTCAACAGAGTCATGGATAAAATGCAGAAAAAACGCAGGTTGCCTAAGATTCCTAAGAAGCTTGTTAAGCCTACGATTGTAACAGGCTTAGAAGCTTTAGGCCGAGGGCATGACCTAAACAAGTTGGATACATTTATCGCAGGGGCTTCCCAGCTTCTAGGCCCAGAGTTTCCGACGTATGTAAATATGTCAGAGTACCTAAAACGAAGGGCTACTTCTATCGGCATCGACGATGATAAACTTGTGCGAAGTCAGGAAGAGATTGATATGATGCACCAACAGGCTCAGCAAGCTCAAGCTATGCAAGCGATGGCTGGGCCAGCAGCAGGAGCAATAGGTAAAGTCGTGGACACTTCAGTTAAACAGCAACAACAACAACAACAATAACATATGTCTAAT